TCCAGGAGCTTCTCACGTTGGACAAGTACAAGGACCTTCAGTTGGAAGGCCGTTTGAAAGGATTGGACTTCGGTGGCATGACGTGCCTTTCCAATCGCAACGACAAGGAAATCAAGAAGCGGACCAAGGAACTGATGACGAGCCTGATCAACGGCATGCTCCAACGCAAGCAGTTGATCTTCCCGGCCGAAGATCTGGAGATTGAAGATGAATTCATCACCCACACTTACACACTTCGTGACGGCAAGGTGATCTATTCCAAGGGCAACGACCATATTGTGGATGCGGTTCGCTGTGCGGTGCTCGTCCGTGAATTGAGCAGCATGGAAGACGCGAAAGAGGAAACTGTGCATCTCATTCCCGTATTGACCAACCCGATCTTCATTTAGGCAGGGCTTCCCGTCATGTGGCCTTCGTTTCCGGTATGAAAGGCAGGTAACGCCTGGTTGCCCATAGCGGGCACGCCGGAACGATGTGCGGAACCTATGCGGGAATAATCGTGAAGAAAAGCAATCAAAACCGAAATGACCAACGCCAGACCCAAGGTGCACCAGTTCCACAGATGGCAACGGCGGCAGCCCTGGACAGTTCCGTTTTCAGCAAGGTAAGTGCCACCGATGCTATTCCCGTTACTTGGGATGAACGCGGACGGAAGGCTTGGGAATACTACATCGAAGAGCCCCTGGTCAAGAATTGCATAAACTCATGGCGGACCTTTGCCGTAGGCGACGAGATCAAAGTCACGAGCGATGATGAGAAACTCAAGCAGGCAGCGATTGATACATCATACACACTGAAGGTCTCGCAGTTCATCAAGGACATGATTCTGCAATTGCTGGTGAAAGGCGATGCGATCGGGTTTCGCCGTTACAATGCCAAGGCGACAGACATTGCTGAACTGGTGTGCGTCAATCCCATCACAGTCAAGGTCAAGTATTCCGAAGGCAACCTGATTGAAGCGATTCAATACGGCGAACATGGCAGCGTAGGAGGCGATGGCATTGATCTTCCCGTGGAGCATGTGTTGCATCTCAAGTGGGATGCCCCTTCGTTCTCGCCCCGTGGCAATTCCATGGTGCTGCCAGCTTTCCAGGCCATTGAACTTCTCAGGGATTACCGCAAGGCCGAGCAGGCAATCGCCAAGCGCTGGGCGACTCCATTCAGGCTCCTGAAGGTTGGCGGAGCCTTTGGTCAGAAGATGGTGATGCCCGACCAGCGGATGCTCGAACAAGTTCGCGACATGGTAAACAAGATGGATATGAAGAGTGGCCTCGTTGTGCCGTTCTATGTGAATGTGGAGACCCATGGCACCGATGGACAGGTTCTAAATGTCGAGGCCAAGGTGAAGGAAGTCAAAGAGGACATCATTGTTGCCCTTGGCTTATCGCGTTCCTTGGTATCGGGCGATGGACCCAACTTCGCCACGGCATCGGTGAGCATGCAGAAAATGATGGTGATGATCCGGGAGATCAAGCAGGCGGCGCGAGTCATACTCGACTGGATCTTTGACGATTGGATACGCCTCAATGGTTTTGATGGAAAGGTTCTGCACTACATCTTCAATGACCTTGATCCGAGCGATGCCGTTGATTTCAAGAAGCTGCTCTTGGAACTCTATGACCGCAAGCTCATCAGCCGCTCCAGCCTGCAGTTGAAAATGGAACTTGATCCGGAAGTCGAGAATGCCAACCGGGAAACGGAAAAGCAGCATATCGACATCATGGATGAAAAGCAGGTCAAGCCAGTGGTCGACATGGTCTTGGCGGGAATCCTCAGCGTAGAAAAAGCGAGGGCAATTCTCGGCCTTCCTGCGGATAGCGGTACCCCTGCGGCACAGGCGCAAACAGTGCATCATGGAGAACTAAGTAGCCAAGGAGATGCACACATTTGCGACGAGTGCTCGCATTATGATTCTGGCAGTGGCCGTTGCCGGGTGCATGCCTCGGAGCGGGCGTTTGAAGCCCCTGCGTGCCGGTTCTTTGCGGGGCGGGCAAGCTGATGGCGTCACCACTGGCTGAACGGATTCGAAAGGCAACACAGGCAGGTTTGGAACGCCGGGACAAGTATGACGCACAAGCTGCCGCTGGACTTACGGAAGGGCTATTGGATGCCCAGGATCAAGTCTCCAAGGCGATTCTAAAATACAAGTCACTCGGTAGCCTTCCCGACAATAAGGTGGCGGCGCTTACTGGCCTTGAGAAACTCCAGGGCGAATTGGCTCAGATCATGCGCGATCTGAAGCAAGCCCAGACACTCGCGTTTCGCAAATCTACCCGAGAGGCTTTCCGGCTTGGGATCGGTAACGGCATTGGGGAACTCACCCAGGCAGCACTTCCGTTCTATCAGGATCTCACGCCCGCTGGAATCGACAAGCTATCATCGAAAGTGTTCACCATTGTCGATACAGATGCATTGGATTTCATGACTCAATACAATCTGACGCTTGCAGGTGACGTTCATCGTGAGCTCTCCGATGGAATCAAACGGACCATTCTCAATGGCATCGCCACAGGCAAAGGAGCCGATGACATCGTGCGGGATCTTGGCACCGTGATCAAGGACAAGGATTCCTTTCGGCAGACCGGCACCAAGGTATTCAACAAAGCCCAGTACCGAATGGAGATGATTGCCCGGACGGAGGTTCTCAGGGCTCACAACATGGGGCGTATGAAGTTCCACCAGCGTGCTGGAGTCCAGCGCCTGGAATGGATGGCCATGGATGATGAGCGCATGTGCCCCGTGTGTGGCGCTCAGGACGGCAAGGTATATCCGATTGAGAAATTCCCGATGCAGCCCGCGCATCCCCATTGTCGCTGCACAAACATGGTTGCCTCGCCAATGACAATCTGCGGAGGTCCTTTGCAGAGCATTGCCGCACCCACGGAGCCACAAGGTGATACCTGCATTCTACCACCGCATGTATTGGAAGGCATGGCCGATGCGCAGGCAGCAGAAGCTGCAAAGCTGCAGGGCGCTTTCGAGAATGGAACTCAGGATCAACTGAATGCCCTCACAGTCAAGCAACTCCAGACTCTGGCCAAGGGAAATGGAATCGCAATCGCCAGAACCAAATCTGATTTCATGAAGATGCTCGATGCAGCGGAGCCAGGCGTAGACCATTCAGAACTTGCAGGCACCACACTCCAAGAAAAACTGAAAGCATACAAGATCGGACTATTGAGATCGAAGGAAGACTTGGCTGGGCTCCTGGCACAAAAACAGCAGCAGTTCAAGCAGGCAAAGCTACTCGCAGAACAGCAGGCCAAGATCCCGAATGCAGGTGGCTTAAACGGACTCAGTACGCAGCAATTAAAAGACATGGCCAAAGAAAATGGCATATCCCAGAACATCACCAAAGAAGAAGCGATTGAGTTACTGGACAAGCTGGAACCTGGTGTGGACCACTCAGGACTTCAGGGCAAGGATCTGGCTGCTTTGAAACAAAAGCATGGGATCGGGATATTGAAAAACAAGGAGCAACTGGTCGAGGCTCTGCAGAAGAAAGCGGGCTTTGACCTCGCTGAAACCAGCAAGAAGAAAGCGATGGATGAAGCTACTCAGAAGCTTATCCAGCAACAGAAAGCCGATGTCGAATCGTCGGTTCAGGGCATTGCCGTACCTGCAAGTGCCAAGGATTACAAGGCGTTCCTTGATTCTGTACAAAAAGCCGAATCCGCCATTGGTGGTGCAAGCTCCTTGCCGCAAGATATGTTGGCTGGACACGCCAAGGAACTGGCGCTAAAGAAGCAATTATTCGCTGAGCAAATCGGCAATCTGAAGTCTAGCGATCTGAAGACAATCGCCAAGGATACCAAAGTCCAATACTGGCAATGGGCTAACAAGGACGAGCTCGTCACCTTGTTCACGGAGACTGACCCGGCCAAACTGAACGCCGCTAAAAAGTCGATCGAACAGAAGCATACGGACTGGGCCTCGAAACATGGATCCGGCAAGAAAGAAGAAAAGCCTGCGCCGATTGCAGCCCCGAAGCCAGTGCCAGAGCCTGTGCCCGCTAAACAGCCAAAGAAGGCTGGCGAATTCAGCGATGCGGACCAGGAGTGGCATGCGAAAGGCAAAACAGCGAACTTCAAATTGGAAGGGAAAGCCGTTGTCGGTGGTGCGCATGAAAAGGAATTCTGGACGGATGAGAAAGGTCAGAAGTGGTTATTCAAACCAGCCCCGAAATCGTCAGACGACTTTGTTTCCCACGGCGAAGAAACGGCATATCGAATCGGAAGGCTCCTCAATCCAGAGGCCATTGAAGTCCGCAGCATAAGCCTCAACGGTCGAACGGGATCCATCCAGAGGTGGAGAACGGATTTGAAGCAGGACTTCGATTTCCGTTCGACGCTTCCGCAGGACCTTACCACCATTGAGCTTGAGCAGCTCCAGAAGGAGCATGTTCTGGATTGGCTCATCGCGAACCATGATGGGCACTCCAAGCAATTTATCCGCAACCAAGGTGGTCAAGTCTACGGAATCGACAAGGGGCAAGCCTTCAAGTTCCTGGGCAAGGATAAGCTCGATATCGACTACCACCCCAACGGTGCCCTGGGAGAAGAAGAGCCCTACTACAACAAGGTATTCCGGGCAGCAAAAGAAGGAAAGATCAAGCCGGACCCGAGCGTCACCTACAAGGCAATTCAAAATGTGGAGCGCATATCGGATGATGACTATTTGGACTTGCTGAAGCCCTATGCCGAGGGCCGTTTTGGAAAGGATTCTACAGGGCTAAAGCAATTCTATGAGCAGGCCTTGGATCGTAAACATGGGCTGCGTAAGGATTTTGAAAAATACTATTCGAATGTGTTAGGCCAGAAGGATTTCCGTTTTGAGTCTGTATCGTCAAAGTTGGAAAGTCGGAAAATTCTGAATGCGGACAGCGAGAAACTGGTGGAAGAAGCCCGCAAGCTTGGCTGGCAGGGTAAAACATTGCCTTTTGATAGCGGTGATGTGGAAGATCAGAATGCATTGATCTTCAGCGATGAATTCAAAGGAAAAGAGCGGACCGTTATCAAAATGAAGATTCGCCCTGAGACCAATAAGAAACTGGTCGCTGCGCTACAGAGCCAAATGGGGCCTGGATCGGCTAAGGTTGGAGAGCCTTTGGTTGAAGACGATTTCTATGCCTCGATGCTGAGTGCCGTAAAGACAGCGAACCATCATGCGAGTGATGGAAAATACAATCAGGCCACTCTCGACAATGCCCTGCAGCTGAAGGATAAACTGGCAATCCTTGCCAAAGGGAAAAACCCTCAGGCCAAAGAGATGGCCGAGAATTATCTCAAGTGGCTCGATGAACTGAAAACCGCCGTGAATGAGAAGCGGACGCTCAAAGGTGTCTTTAAACAATACACATCCAAGCAGGTGGAATCTCCAGCAAAGAAACCTGAATTCAAAGTGGATAAAACCAAGGTCACTCACACCAAAAGAAGCCTCAGCAAGGGTAAGGTCGTCGCATCGGCAGAGGATGTCGACAACCACGGAATCTTCGGAGGCAAGAGTCTCCAAAATGGAATCCAGTTCAATGCGACTTTTGATGACGGGACTAAACTGCGCTACCGCCCCTGGGATGACTCCAATTTGTATGCGCAGCGTGGCGAACTTGAGTTAGTGATCGACGGCAAAGCCAGTGGTAAAAATGTAGAGACCATGCTTGAGAAACTGACCAAGCTTGGCATCGATGCCCAGGTGAGTTCTCCGGAGCACACCGAGCAAATGTATCTGGAGAAGATGGCATACATTCGCAAGGTCGACCATACCTCGGGGTACAAGAATCTCCAGAAGTCTCTTGATGATCGGGATGCTTCCCTAAGCGAGCGTGTGCAAGCAATGCGGGG